TTACAGGAAGAAAATTAGCAAATGCTGAGCAAATGCTAAGCAAATGCTGAGCAAATGGGGTTCTATAAGATAAGATAAGATATTTATCTTATTATTGATTTATACTATTTCATAAACTAGCTAATTGAATATATTAGTTTTAAGACATTATAATTAGTCAATGTATATAAACATATATAAAAACTATTAAAGTCTCTTAGAGTTAATTTAAATAGTGTTCTCAGCTATTGTGAGTTAGTATTTTAGTTGGTGTTTAGTTGTTTAGTTTTTTAATTAAAATATTTATTTTAGTGTTTTGTTATTATTTAAAAATTTGTTATATATAGAATTATGGAAATTACAATCCCAACAAAGTGGGAAGATGTTACAATAGGAAATTACATCAACCTAAGACCAGTACTAAACTCTAAACTAAACCCCATAGAAAGAGTAGTCAACATTCTAGCAGTCTTAACAGGACAGAAAAGAGATGTAATAAAGAATATTACTTTAAAGCAGTTTAAGTCTATTAAAAAGAAAATGAGTTTCTTAGAGACAGAACTCCCTAAACAACTAAAAGACAAAAGATTTAAGATTGGTGGTCAGTGGTATGAGTTTAAAGTAGATGCTAAGAAGTTATTATTTGGTGAGTATATTAACAGCATGGAGATTCTGCAAAATGCTAAAGATGATGAGGAAGCAATATTTAATAACTTACATCATATACTAACTACTATTTGTAGACCAGTTAAAAAGACTGTATTTGGTTGGAAACATATTGACGTGGATAGTGAGGTCCTTAGAAAGACAGCAGATAACTTTCTAAATAATATGCCAATGACAATAGCTTACCCAATAGGTGTTTTTTTTTACACTCACTCGGAGGACTTAACAAAAGCTATAAAAACTTGTTTGATGCAGGAAGCCGAGAAGATGACGAAGGAAGCAAGGGAGGAACTGGATTTGGTCAACGCTGGGGATGGTGGCACACCTTAGACAATTTGACTAATAGTAGGATAGATAAATGGGATGAGATACTAAACTGGGATATAACTAAAGCTCTAAACATAGTAGCTTATTATAGTGATAAACAAAAGATGGAACAACAGGTCCAAAGAGAAATGAGGCAAAAGTACAAACATAGATAATGACAGACCAATTAGACATATTTGGTTTTGATGCTGACCAGTTAGAGGAAGTTAAAATAGACAATCCTACTACATTGAGTCAAGTGTTTAATAACATTGCTGCTGACATGGTTTATTGTTTACAGCAATCTGTTCAAAAAGAGGGGTTAGTCTATAAAGGTAGTTTACAGAAGTCTATAAGAATGCCTGTTAAAATGTTTGGATTTAGAATGGTTGCTACATTATATCTAGCTGACTATTACGATTATCTTAATCAGGGTGTTAAAGGTATTGGAGGGATTAGAAAGAGTGGAGATAGAAAAGGTCAACCATGGGATATAAAAGCACCTAATAGTCCTTATCAGTTTAAGAAAGGTCCAAAGGTTAGTCATGTTAAAGCCTGGTCTAAAAGCAAAGGGCTTAACGAATATGCAGTAAGAAACTCTATTGCTAGAACTGGAATTAGACCTAGATACTTTTTTGACAACTGTATGCAAGAGACTTTCTACGGTCAGGCTTTTGATAAGTTTAAAACAGAAATTAGAATAGTGTCAGGAGAAAGAGTAGCAAAAGGATTAAAAGAAATATTAAAAAAATGAGTTTAGAAATTAAATACCTACCACAACAATTTAGAACAGTCTACAATCCTGTAGAGGTTGTATTATATGAAACAGTAAATGCTACTAGAAACTATCCTGGATTTGCTTATTTGATTGATGTTAAGGATGGTGCTACTACAGTAGGTAGATTAAAAGTTCCTCCAACTACAGAAGGTTTTGGGAGATTTGATATGTCTGGTATTATGGAGAGTTATATATCTAGTGATTTAGGTTTGTTAAATGGAACTAATATTGCTACTGTAGAAAATAATAGTAATTCATATAAAGATTTTACTTTGGAATTTGGTTGGGTACATTATAACACAGGATCTGCAACTTATGACATTCCACAAACTGTAACATTCCCAGACACTACTACTGGCACTTCTTATGACCTACTAACTTTTAACGGTAGTTTACCAAGATATAGAAGAGACGTTGTAAATTTCTATGATTGGCAATACAATAACTACTATGAAAAATATACAGACAATTCGTCTACTAGAAAGTTTTTGACTAACTCACCTAATGGATTAATTTCAAATAGTAGTTATAATCAAAAATTAAATTATACTGATGAGGGTTATATATATGTTTTATATGACCATGCTAATGACCCAATAGATGAAATTATAATACAAGAATATAACTCTAGTAATATATCAATATCTACTACAGTTTTAACAGTTCCAACATTAACAACATTTAGTTATTTAAGAATACCTATTGGACCAGCTTCAATAAATAAAATTAATAGTTCTTACATATCAACAGGAAGTCAACCAATAATTAACACCAATGCAACTTCTTACTATATTGCTTTAAAAGGGGGTGGAGCTATAGCTTCTGAAAAGTTTTATTTTAACATAGATACAGAATGCAGATTTGAAACTAGGAGACTAGAGTTCTTAAATAGTTTGGGTGGTTTTGATTATTTTAACTTTACTAAAGTATCAAGACATACAGAAGAGATAGAAAGGAAGTTTTTTAAAACTACTCCAAATGATTTAAGTTTGACAGGTGCTATAGACTACTCTATATCTAGTAGAGAAAAAGTCCAATACTATACTAAGTCAATGCCTAAAATGAAACTAACTTCTGACTGGATTGACTATAATACTTATAATTGGTTGTTAGAACTTATAGAAAGTCCTGAGATTTATTTAATGGATAGCTACACAGCACCGTCAGGAAGTACAGAGATTAGACGAATCCCAGTTAAAAATATTGAAGGTAATTGGGAAGAAAAGGTTTCTAGTGTAGACAAAGTATTTAATTTAGAAGTAAATTTAGAGTTTGGTATTAACAATTTTAGACAGAGATTTTAATGGAAGAAAAATTAACAGAATTTGAAAAGATGTTAAGGGAGTTAGAGAATAAAGCAGTTCCAGAAAGGACATGCAATATTGATGACGAAAACTGTGAAAGCTGTAGCGGATAATGGTAAAAGAGGAACTATATATAAATGGTGAAAATGTAGAGTTGTTAGATTCGTTAAATCCTAACTTAACTTTTAATATTGCTGACATTGCTAAACCTGACCAAAGAAAAGCAGACTTTTCTAAGACTATAACTTTGCCATCTAGTAAAAAGATTAATAAAATCTTTGAACATATTTTTGACGTCAATATAGATCTACAAACATTTAATCCTAATCTAAGGACAGATGTTACTTATTTAGTTAACGGTGAGGTTCAATTAGATGGATATTTACAAATAAAATCTGTTAATAATAAGGATGGATTAATAACTTATAGTTGTGTTATAATTGGTAGAATAGGAAATTTCTTTACTGAATTACAAGACCAAGAACTAACAGACTTAGACTTAAGTAGTTTGAATCATACTTACACAAAAGCTAACCAGGTAGCAACTTGGAATTTTCCTTTAACTACTGACTATTGTTATCCAATGATTAACTATGATATTAATTATGGTGGTTTAGCAGTTAGCGAGATTTGGTCCGTTGAGGATTTTAATCCAGCAGTAAAAGTTAAAAAGTATTTAGACGAAATATTTAGTTCTATTGGTTATTCCTACACATCAACATTTTTAACTAGTGATTATTTTAATAGTCTAATAGTTCCTTTTTCTAGTAAGGAATTTAAGTTGACAGAAGCAACTATTTTAAATAAAATATTTAGTGCCTACAATCCTAAGTTTACAGCAACTGGCAATACTTCGTCTAGTACTTTCTCAGGCCAATACGATAATAATAATGTTTTTCAAAGTGATATATTAATAAATCAGACTGAAAGCTATGACGCTGGCAATGTATATAATAATAGCACAGGAATATTTACAGCAAGCTCTAACGCTAATTATGATATAAATGCAATGATTAAGGTGCAAGGATTATTTATAGCACCAACAGGCTCACCTACAGCAGGCTCTACTTACACTCCAATATCTTCTATTTTTGGATTTGTTAGATTAAATAAATATAATTCGTCAGGTGTTTTTATATCTACACTGGATGAGCAGAATTTCGGTGTTTATGGTGGTAGTACTGGAGTTGCTCCAGCTTCAACAATTACAACATTAGCTAGTCCTACTGTTCCATCTGAAAACTATTTCTTAGCGTCTTTAATTAATCCGGCTTATGTTAGAGTAGAGGGGTTTAATGATAGTGCTATTTGTAATAAATTTTATGTAAGTGCAAACAATGTTTTTCTTAATAGTGGTGAAAAAGTAAAACTAGAGGTTGTATATGAATGTAGATGTCAAGACAATACTTATGTTAGTTCTAATAGTCCAAATGCTTTTTGGATTGATTCTGCTAATAATACTTATCCAGCAGTCGCTAATTCATTTACATTAAAAGTCTTAGATAGTTATTTTAATAACGAGGTAGTGAATAATGGATATGCAGAAGGTGACACTATAGACATGTCCTCAGCTATTCCAGCAAAGATTAAACAAAGAGACTTTATTAAGTCACTTATTAAAATGTTTAATTTATATATTCAACCAGACCCAGCAGACGAAAAGAATTTATTAATTGAACCTAGAGACGATTTCTACAATAATGAAGTAACTGACTGGAGTGCTAAGCTAGACAAGAGTCAGGCTGTAGAGTCTAAGCCAATGGGTGCTTTAAACTATAAAGAGTATTTATATAGCTATAAACAAGACAATGACTACTATAATAATTTATATTATAATACTTGGGATGAGGTTTATGGACAAGCTGACTTTACTATTAATAACGATTTTATTAAGACAGAACATAAGACAGAACTTATCTTTTCACCTACTCCAAGCGTTGGTCAATTGTGGTATGATAGAGTAATACCAACCATTATTAAGTATGATGACAAAGATGGCATTCAAAGAACTGAGTCTAATATAAGGATTCTACAATGGGGAGGATTAAAAAATACTGACCAGCAGTGGTTACACAATGACTCTAGTGGTAGTACTTTTAAAAGTGTTTATCCTTATGCTGGAATGTATGACGATCCTTATAATCCTGCTGAGGATTTAGGATTTAATTTAACTAATGAGGTATATTGGGCAAATGCTTTTAATAATGTTATAACTTTTAACAATACTAACTTATATAATAAATACTATAAAAAGTTTATTGAAGAAATTACAGACTCAAACTCTAAAATAGTTAATGCTTATTTTTACCTAACTCCTAGTGATATAGCTAATTTAAGTTTTAAAAAACAATATTATTTTGAGGGTCAATATTTTAGACTAAATAAAGTAGAGAATTACAACCCATCTAATCCACTTACTAAATGTGAATTTCTTAAAATAAAAGAAGCTACTGTCTTTAGTAGGTCCACAGTCGCTAGTCATGGAGGAGTCAATTTAAAACTAGATGGTGAGAAAGTTCCAACTTTTGGAAATGGTAATGGAACAGCAACCAATGGAAATAGCACAGGAAACCAGTCTGTTAATGCAATAGGGACTAATAACTATATAAGTGGAACTGTTCAAGGTGCTACTGTTAGAGGCTCAAATAATACTATTTATTCAGGTGTTAATAATGTAGTTATACAAGGAGATGGAAACAAAGTTCAATCAGGGGTTAAAAATGTGCAGTTAATAAACTCTAATAATCAAACCGTAACACAGTCTAATGTCCTGTATATTAATGACGAAATACAAGGAGACGGAAGTTTTGAAACTGTAAGTGCAGATTTTACACCTAGTGAAAATGTAAGAACTTATTTAGTAGATACTCAAGGGGGAACTGTAGACGCTGTATTTGAGGCAACTTATGAAACTTTTAATAGTTTACCTCATGTTGGTAAGATATGGACATTTAAGAAATTACATTCACAAAATCAAGTTGTTATAGATGCAAGTCAAATTAATGCAACTATAGACGGAAACACTACTCACACTTTAACAAGTAATGGAGACAGTGTTACAATGATGTGGGATGGTAACCAATTTAACATAATATAAAATGGCAGAAAAAGTAGCTTTAGAAATAGATATAAATGCAAAGGGAGCAACAACCTCACTAGGACAATTAGAGGAGGAAGCGGAAAGATTAAACGAGGAGTTAAGAAAAGTTCCTTTAGGGACTAAGGCTTTTAAGGATTTAAAACAAGAGTTAGTCGGTGTTAATAAACAAATTAAAAACACTGAGTTATCTATGGAGGCTTTAGATAATGAACAGGTAGCTTCTGAACTTGGTTCTGTTGCTGGTGCTGTTGGTGACGTTTCTGCTGCTTTTATTCTACTAGGTGGTGGAGGTGGTGCTATAGAGGACACTGTTAGAAACATAGAAAAAGCTATTGGAATCTCTATGGCTTTTAAAGGTGCTATTGAGGGAACTCAATCTGCTATGAAGTTATTTAATAATATTATTAAAAACTCTACAGCGTTTCAAAAGTTAAACAATGCTACAACTATAGTAGCCTCAACTGTTATGGGCTTATTTAGTAAGTCTGTAGACACTACATCTAAATCATTTAAGTTTTTAAGAGGTGCAATTATAGCAACTGGAATTGGTGCTTTAGTTGTGTTGGTTGGTGAGTTAATAGCAAACTTTGATAAAATTAAAAATGCTATAAACGGAGTTAATGACGCTAGTAAAGACTTACAAGCCAGCACAAAAGCAACAACAGAACTAAACAAAAAAAACCTAGAGACTTTAAACAACCAAGAAAACATCTTAAAACTACAAGGTAAGACAGAGCGTGAAATTTTAATGATGAAAATTGACGGACAGAAAAAAGTTGTTCAATCAATTAAAAATGAATTAGCTGCTCAAAAGGTAGTTAATAAAGAAAAGGAAGAGGGAAGTAAAAGAAATCAGAGAATACTACAGTTCACTTTAAAACTATTGTCTGCTGGTCCATTATTGTTATTAAAAACTATTGACTTTTTAGGTGAGGGAATAGCAAAATTAATTAACGGTATTACACAAAGCACAGTTGGGAAAAAAATATTTGGACTAGAGCCTATTGATATGACTTTTGGTTTAACTGAAAAAGCTAATAAATTAATTGAGAAAGCTAGCACTTTAGTTTTTGACCCATCAGAAACAGAGGCTCAAGGAAAAGAAGACTTAAAGAAATTAGAGGAACAGTTAATGTTACAAGAAAATGCTTTGGCTGGTTTTCAGTTGAGAGTCATTGACATGGATGCTAAAGCAGCTAAAACTAAACAGGATAAAATTGACAAAGTTAATGCAGATGCTAAGGCTAAAAGAGATAAGAAAAACGCTAAAGAAATAGCAGACCAAGCGGCTAGAGACAATAAAGCTGTTGAGGACTATATAAACTTTTTACAAACTAAAGAAGATTTAGAAAATCTATATTTTGAAAGTTTATTAACTCAACAACAACAAGAGGAAAACGCTGTAGCAGATAAATATTTTAATCTAATAGAACAGGCTAAATTATATGGTGAAGATATTACAGTCTTAGAAGAAGCTAGAGAACACGAAATAAATGAAATTAAAAAGAAGTTTGCTAAAGAAGATTTAGAAAGACAGCAAGCTGTAGAAGATGCTAAAATAGGTTTAGCTATTGACGGAGTAGGTGCTTTAATAAACTTAACTTCTGCTTTTGCTAAAGACAATGAAAAGAGTCAAAGACGTGCATTTGAGATAAATAAGAAACTACAAATAGCACAGGCTATTATGTCAACTTACCAAGGTGCAAACGCTATTTTTTCTGCTGCTGCATTAAACCCAGCCACAGTCTTATTTCCAGCTCAACCGTTTATTGCTGCTGGAATTGCTATAGTTAATGGATTGGCTAACGTGGCTGCAATATCTAAACAACAATTTCAGACTAGTAGTCCTGGAGGTGGTGGAGTTCAAACTCCCTCTTTTGGTGGAGGAGGCGGAGGCGGTGGAGGAACACCCCCAACTCTACAACCAGCTAACACTAGCACACTAGTCCCTCAACAACAAACTCAAGTATTTGTAACTGAAACAGATATAACATCAACACAAAACTCTGTCGCTGTAATACAAGGACAGGCAACATTTTAAATAAAAAACAATGGAAGATAAAACAGATTTACTAGAATTAATAATTGACGAAGAGGATGAGTCTGGAGTGGATTATATTGCACTCGTTGACAGCCCAGCCATACTCAGTAATTGGCAATCATTTCAAAAGCATGAGTTTGAAGATACGTTTAATGACTATCCAGATTCAGCGTCTAACAACGCAAAGAAGGCTATAGAATATAAAGAAGAAAACGGGTCAGATTGTGGCACTCAAGTAGGTTGGACTAGAGCTAGACAATTAGCTAATAAAGAGAATATCAGTTGGGAAACTATTGGTAGAATGGCTAGTTTCAATAGACACCAACAACATAAAGACGTGCCTTATAGTGAGGGCTGTGGTGGTTTAATGTGGGATGCATGGGGAGGAACTTCTGGCGTTAATTGGGCAATCAATAAAATGAAAACCAAAGACAAATATAAAACAGCTTTTAAGATTCAAGACGAAGATAAAAGAATAGTAAGCGGTTATTTCATGAAAGCAGATTTACCTATTATTAGACTAAACGACCAGAATGAGAAATACTATGTAGTCTTTAGAAAACCAACTATTGAAAAGATAGTCAATAAATTCTTTAAGAATAATTATAATTCTAACATTAATTTAATGCATGACATTGACTATAAAGATAATGGAGTCTATGTAATTGAATCTTTAATAATAGATAGTAAAAGAGGAATAAAAGCTCCTGACGGATTTGAGAATGCACCGGATGGCAGTTGGTGGGGAAGTATGAGAGTAGAGAATGATGAGGTTTGGCAAATGGTTAAAGACGGAACTTTTAAAGGATTCTCAGTAGAGGGAATATTTGGAGAGGCTAAGGCAACTAAATATCCTACTAGTTTAATTGGTAAAATTATTTCTGTAGTTAAGAAATACAAAGAAAAACATTTGTAATTGTTAAACTATAAATAATTTGTTATATATATAATAGTATAAATAATATATATTATGAGTGAATTAAAAGAGTTATTCAATGAAATTAAAAGCATTTTTAAAACAGAAGGTGTTGACATTGAAAACGATTCTAAAGAATTTGCTGAAACTACTGAAAACAACGTGGAAGAAACTACTGAAACTGTAAAGGAAAAATTTGAGGATGTTGTACTGGCTGACGGTACTGTTGCTCAAGTTGAGCCTGAAGTGGTTGTAGGTGCTGCTGTAGTTGTTGACATGGATGGTGAACTTTTACCAGCTCCAGACGGTAGACATGAATTATCTGACGGTAGAGTAATTGCTACTGAGGGTGGTGTGATTGTCGAAGTTGAGGAAGCTGAAGAAGAGGCTGAGCCAGAAGTAGAAGCAGAATCTGTAGAAGAGGAAGAAATGTCTAGTCCTTTAAGTGAAGCTCAAGAAAGAGAAGCAAAAAAGATTATAGAGTCTGTTGTGACTGAAAAAGTTTTCGGAATGGAAGCTACTATTTCAGAAGAAAACAACGAACTAAAAGAAGAAATAAATAATCTTAAAGAGTCTTTTTCTATGTTGCTAAACTTAACAGAGAAAATGTTAGAAGAGCCAACAAAAAGCGAAGTGGTTAAAAGACCATCTAGTTTTAAGGCTTTAAAAAAAGAAAGTAAAAAAGACATAATAAGTGTCTTAAAAAGTAAAAATATAATAAAATAAAAATTATGAGTTTTGATGTTTCGGCTTTGGCCGCATATACCGAACAAAATGCAATGGACTTAATCATTAAGTCTGTGGCTGGTGGTAGACTTTCAGAATATGCCAACATTCAGGATGGCGTAAAAGGTCCTACTACAATTAACATACTATCTAGTGATGTTGTTTTTCAAGCTGACGGATGTTCTAGAAGTGCAAGTGGTTCAACTACTTTGTCACAAAGAACTATTACTCCTGGTGCTGTTGCAATTCATGAAGATTTATGTATGACTGACCTAGCTGCTAAATATACAGCAGTTATGTTAAAAGCTGGTTTAACTGGTGAAAAAGAGGAGATTCCTTTTGAAGAGTTATACTTTGCTGAGAAAGTTGCTAAACTACAGAAAGCTATTGAAGTAGCTGACTGGCAAGGTGACACAACTTCTGGAACTGCTAACCTATCAAAGTATGATGGATTAAATAAAATTATTGCTGCTGCAACTGCTGTTAATGGTAACCCTACTGGTATTACTACTGGAACTGGTATATTAGCTAGTAATGTTATTGGAGCTTTAACTGGAATGGCTGAATTAATGCCAGAAGATATCATGGACGCAGACGATTTAAAATTGTTTGTAGGAATGGATACTTTCTTAAAGTACCAAAAAGCTATAGCTGATGGAAACTATTTCCATTATGTTGTAGATGGTGGGTTTACTTCTGAGCTTCCGTTAATCGGTTTCCCTAATGTTACTGTTTGTGCTACTCCTGGTCTTTCAGGTTTAACATTTGGTAACTGTTACCTTATGAGAGCATCTAACATTTATGTTGGTGTTGACTTACCAGGTGAAGAGTCTAACGATGTTAGAAGTTGGTATGATGACAATGATAGAATTTATAAAGTGACTATGGCTTTTAGAAGAGGTGTAAATGTTGCATTTCCTGACCAAGTGGTAGAATTCTTATTAGTATAAATTTAATGGGGGATTAAATTCCCCCTTTTTTAATAACTGTTAGCTGAAACGCTAACTAACTGAAAATCAATTAATTATGTCATGTGTATTAAGTAACGGACAAGCTAGAGATTGCTCAGATAGCTTAGGCGGAATTGTAGAAGTATTAATCTCAGAAAGAGACAATATTACTGCAACTACTGTAGCTAACGGAGATATTTCTGCTATTACGCAATCAGGAGCAACTAACTTCTATAGATATGAGTTAAAGAAAGAGTCAGGGAGTTTGACATCTACAGCAACTGTAGACCAAGCTGGAGGGACTTCTTTTTATGACAATGTTGTAGCTTTCACTATTAATAAAATGAGTGCTGCTAAATCTAACGAAATTAAAATGCTTATGCTAGCTAGATTGTTCGTCATTGTAAAAGATAACAACGGTGTTTATTGGGCTTTAGGAAATGATAATTTCTGCGAAGGTTCGTCTTTAATTGGACAAACTGGACAGGCTTATGGAGACCCTAACCAATACCAAATAGAATTAACTGACAAGAGTCAGTTCCCATGTTATGGGGTACAGTCATCTGTAGTGGCTGGTTTGACAATTAGTGCTTAATTGTTCTTTGTTGTATGAAAGGGGGGTGGGTTAAACTGTCCCCTTTTTTTAGTAAATTTGAATTATGTTAAAAAAAGAATACGTAGGAAAAACAGTTCACTTAAAACATTTTAGTGTTTTAGTATGTGAAGAGAATATCCCAACTTTAAAGAAATTAGACATTGATTGGGTTTTTGAAACAAAGAAAAAGAAGAAAAATGATAGTGATAAATAAGAACACTACAACTAATTTTGTAGCAACCTTATTTGAACTTAGTCAACTGACAAACCCAGATTATTTATTTGAGTTTAAGAGTGACCAGACTAAGACTAAATATTATACTATTATAACAGACATAAGCACTAATAAAAGTAGATATAACGAATTTAACTTTGTAGAGGGTACTAATAACCCAACTAGTGGAAGTCTAGACTTAGGGTCACCAGGCTTTTATAAATACAAAGTTTATGAACAAAACAGCACATCAAACCTAGACCCAACAGGACTAAACAAAGTAGAAGAGGGAAAAATGAAATTAATAGACTCAACTTATCAACCGTCATTTACTCAGCATTCAGTTTCACCAACTACAAATGTAGTATATAATCCAGGACAATGAGCGTAAAACTAATCCCATTAAATTTTGGAGGGTATGAATTACCTGAGTTTAAAGAGTCTAAGAAAGGTGACTGGTACGAATACGGAACAGACAGACCTTACAAAAACACTTATCCAGACTACTTAACTAAACTATATAATGAGTCTAGTAAACATAATCAAATTATAAATTCTAAAGTTAAGTTTATTGTTGGTCAAGGTTTTGTCGTAGATGAAAAATTAACATTTACTGAGAAAGCTTATGTAGATGGATTTATAAGACACCCTAACGAAGATGAAAATTTAGACGATTTAATAGGAAAACTAGCTAAAGATAAAAAGGTTTATGGTGGTTTTTGTCTACAGGTTAGAATGTCTAAAAACAATAAAATAGCAGCAATTAACCACATAGATTTCGCAGATGTTAGAGCAGGTGTTGACAATGACTTGTATTATTATACAGACGATTGGTCCGCAAGAAACCCAAAAAATAACGATGACTTTAAGGTACTACAGCAATTCCCTTATAATGAAGATGCTAGACCTGACGTTGACTATGTTATCTATTACAAAGAATATAGACCAGACTTAGGAGCTTATCCACTTCCTGACTATGTTTCTGCTATACCTTATTTAGAGTCAGATGCTGAGATAGCTAATTTTACATTAAGTAATATTAAAAACAATCTTTCTGCTGGGTATATAATCTCTTTTAAAAATGGTCAACCAAATGACGAGGAGATGGCTGAAATCGAAAGAAGATTTAAGGGTTATGCTACTGGTGCTGACAATGCTGGAAAGCCTTTGTTATCTTTTACAGATCAGGCTTCGGACCATCCTGAGATAATGCCAATTCCAGTTAATGGACAAGACGAAAGGTTTATAAATCTAAACAACCAAATAAGAGAAGAAATATTCACAGCTCATGGAATAACAAGTCCTCAGCTTTTTGGTATTAAGGAAAATTCAGGATTAGGAAACAATGCAGATGAAATAGCTGTAGCTTCTCAATTATATCAAAACTTACAAATAGATCCAGAACAAAAAGTATTTAACGAATTAATTAATTCTATTCTTAACTATAATGGTGTTAATGGACAACCTTTAAGAATACAGAAAATAGAACCAGTACAAAGATACTTTAGTGAGACTGCTGTTCTAGGTGCTATGACACAAAATGAATTGAGAGAAAAAATAGGATTACCACAAAGCGAAGTGGAGACTAACAAAGTAGCTGAAGCTATTGGAATACTAAGTCCACTTGTAGCAACTAAAGTTCTAGATAATATGTCTATTGAAGAAATTAGACAGCTTATTGGTTTGACTGGTAGTGTATCTAGAACTACAGAAAGTCTTAAAAAAGAGTTTAAAGACGTAGAGGATGAAATACTATTTAACCAATTAGAAGCAACTGGAATAGACATAGAAGAGATTGAGACGGTCCAATCTTTTGTTAAACCTATTACAAGTTTAGAAGATGCTAGACAATTTGAAACACAGCTTTTAAAGGATTATAAATTTGCTATTGACAGAGTATTGACTGGAGTTGAAAAAAGTATCTTAGACCTTCTTATTGACAATCCTAATATGCCTGTCACTGAAATAGCTGAGGCTTTACAATTACAACAATCTGAGGTCAATGATTTAATATCAGAGCTACAGAATGCTGGTGCTTTAGACAATGATTTTAAACCTACTGAGGATGCTAAACAAAGTATTCAAAGACCAGAGGACGAAACATTTATAGTTTATAAGTATGCTGAAAGACCTGACGCTCCAGCAGTACAGACACAGAGTAGACCTTTCTGCATAAGAATGATGGCTTTGTCTAGAGTGAAAAGATATACTCTACAACAATTAGAATTATTAACTAATGACTTTGGTCAGTCTGGAATAGACATATTTACTAAAAGAGGTGGCTGGTATAATAATCCAAACACAGGACAAACAACTCCATTCTGTAGACATATCTGGGAAATGCAAATAGTACGTAAAAAGAAATGAAATTAAGTAGTTATCAAATATTAAAACAAAGAAAGTTAGCTGCTGAGGCTGAGGCTCAAATGATACAAGATGACTTGGAGGCTTTAGTGTTACAACCTTATAGCAGTAGGGCTAAAAATGTAAGAAACGAAATTAAAATTAAACACGATATATAATGGCAGTTTTATTTATATCAGAACAATATGTAAAGAACACTACTCTTATTGACGAGAATGTATCTGTAAAATTAATATTACCAAGTATTAAAGACTGTCAGGAGTTAAGAATCCATCCAATATTAGGGACTCCATTCTATGAAGATTTAAAAACTAAAATAACTGCTGGAACTTTAAACAGTGACGAAGTTAATTTACTAGACACCTATATAGCTCCAGCTATGGCACAATGGACTATGTATGAGTGCAGTACATCAATGCTATTTAAATATAGAAACAAATCTGTGGCAACTAAGAACAGTGAGAATAGCAATCCTATTAGCTACCAAGACTTACAATATTTGAGAGACGAATGGAAGAACAAAGCAGAAGAAAGAGAAGCTAGGTTAATAAATTACTTATGTGACAACGACAATTTATTCCCTAAGTATAAGGAAAACAGTGACGATTTACACCCTAGAAAAACAGCTTACCAAACTAGTTTTTATTTAGGTGGTAGCAGTAGAAGTGATTGCTGGAGGGACGAATATAGAAATAGTGAAAAATGATATTAACCTATAATCAAATATTAAAAGAGTTTGAAACTTTTGCTACTAACCATAAGCAAATAGAGAACTTTGGCAATGGTGACTTATGGGAAATAGTAGAACATAACCAGCTAACAGACTTTAACTATCCACTATTTTGGGTAGCTGACCAGCCAGCTAATTTAGGTGATGGGACTTTTACTTGGAATTTTAATGTTATGGCTATGGACCTAGTAAGCAAAGACGAGTCTAATGAGAATGATGTAAAGTCTGATATGTGTCAAGTGCTACTAGATTGCGTTTCTTACTTTGAACAAAAGACTGCTACTAGTAACAATGTAGATTGGTTAAAAGTTAACTTAGTTAGGTCAGGAACTTTGACTAGTTTTACAGAGAGATTTTCAGACGAATTGACAGGCTGGGGAATGAATATAGGATTTAGACTTCCGTTTAGTTATAATAATTGTGATTTACCAATAGAATAAAGATGGCTATATTTTACAATCCAAATAGAAAAAAAGGTTTATTTTACATGCCGTCTGGTGCTACTGGAGGGGACAGATTAGCTATTCAATATAGTGCTGCTAGATTTTGTGAAGATGGAACAGACCCTATTCCTGGAATAACTGGAGACACTGGAGGAACTTTCTCTAGTACTACTGGACTAGTATTTATTTCTACTTCTACTGGACAAGTAGACTTATCTGCTTCTACTCCTGGAACTTATGTTGTGACTTATACTGCTCCAAGTTCTGACACTGCTACAACTTCTATTTCTATAGACACTATTCCTGTTGTTTCTGCTGGTGCTGACGTTGCTATATGTACTGGAAACAGTACTGTGTTAACTGCTTCAGGTGCTACTACTTATTCTTGGTCAACTGGTGAAACTACTGCTAGCATAACTGTTGACCCTACAACAAACACTACTTACACAGTGACTGGATTTAACGGTGCATGTTCTGCTACAGACTCTGTAGATGTAACAGTTCATCCTTTACCAACTGTAGCTATTACAGGAACATTAACTTATTGTATTGGGTCTAACACAACTTTAGACGCTGGAAGTTTTGTTTCTTATCTATGGTCAACAGGTGCAACTACTCAAACTATTAGTGCAACTGCTGGTAGTTATACGGTAACAGTTACAGACTCTAACGGATGTTCTAACACATCTGCTCAAGTAACAGTAACAGAATTACCTTTAGATACTGCTACAGTAACTTATTCAGCAAGTGCTTATTGTCAAATGCCAACTGGTGCTTTAGCTATAGATGGTTATTATCCTTTATATGCTAACCAAGCAGATGCAAATGCAGCAAGTAGTGATGGGGGTTCTCATGCTCATTCTTTAACAGGAGGAACTTATTATATGCCAAACGCTGGAGTAGTAATATATCACAATACTTATTCACTAACGACACCAGCTCCAGCGATTACTGGTCAAAGTGGAACATTTAGCGAATCTACTGGAAACCTAAGTATAGATAGTTCTACAGGTGTTATAAATGTCAATAGTTCTACAGCTGGAACATATACTGTTGTATATACTACAAATGGAAGTTGTCCAAATACAGTAAATAATACAGTAACAATAAATGCTTTAGATGGTGCTACATTTGGATATTCTGCAAGCAGTTTACCACAAACAGGAACAGCAAGTTTAACAACTACTCCTACAACTTCAGGTGGTGTTTATAGTGCTTATCCAAGTGGATTAAGTATTAACTCTTCTACTGGTGAAATAGATTTAGCTGCTTCTACTATACAATCTTATAAAATATTCTATGAAACAAGTGGAGCTGGATGTCCTAATTCATCAACATTTGATTTAGCTGTAACTGCTGCTGGAATTGCTAATAATTACAGTATGTCATTTGATGGAACTCAACATATTAATATTGGTGTTTTATCAGCTTTAAATAATGTGGCACAATTTACTATTTCTTTTTGGGCTGAATTTGCAAGCGGCACAACCGAACAAACTATATTTACAAATAGAAACCAAACAACATCTTGGACAGATAGGGTTGAAATTTACAGATATGGAACAGATGTTTATTTTCACGTAAATAATAGCTCTCAAGGTGGTTCAAAAAACGCATTTCTTGCATCGCCATCTAATGGTGTTTGGACTCACATTGTAATGGTTTTTGATGGTGGACAAGCAGTTAATGATGATAGAATAAAAATCTACTACCAAGGAGTTAAACAAAGTCCAACAATAAGTGCAAGTTTTAACACAATCACATCAACAGGAGCAACTTCTTTAATTGGTGCAAGAACTGGTTCAGCAAATAAAGAATATTCTGGAAACCTTGACGAGCTTGCAATCTGGAACACAGCTCTAACATCTACACAAATACAAAGTATTTACAACGGAACATCAACTAATTTAACTAAAGACTTAACCACAGTATCAGGTAGCAACTTGGTTTACTGGAATAGAATGGGAGATTAATATGAGTACAGAATTTATAAATGACCAATGGCGTTTGCCTAACAATGAGAATAAAGACAAGCAGAGTAACTATTCTATGAAGTCTCCTGGTACAAACTCAAGAATAAATATATCAACACCAGCTAATGTAGGTGTAACAAGTTCATTTTCTTTTTGGTTAAAAAGAACAAATAATACAGTAGCCACTCAACCTTATAGAATTAGTACTGGTAGTCTTTATTATGGAATGTACATGGCTGGTTCAAGTGCTATATATGTTAGATATGGAGATGGATATATAACATTTAATAGCACAGCTACTCAAAACGCTCTTGCTTTAACTGATTGGGTGCATTGGGTAATAACAAGACAAGAAGTTACATCAACAACTCAAGATGTTAAATTATACGCAAATGGAAATTTAGTTGATTCTCTAAATGGAACATCAAGTTTAGGAACTTTTGATTCAAAAGTAGATTATTTGATGTGGTCGTTACAAACTACAGATTCTATGGACTCATTTAGTATTTTTGACTACGCTCTTTCTTCAAGCCAAGTAACAACTCTTTATGGTTCAAGCTCTACTGGTATAGGTAATCCAATGAGTTTATCTCCAAAGCCTGTTGCATACTATCCTTTAGGTGACCAAGATGCTTTTAATGGTTCTAATTATTTAGTGCCTAATAGTTCTCTGAAAGATTATGTTTTTGATTTTCCAGGCAATGGAGACAATATAACTATAGATAATTTATTTAATTTTTCTGGCAGCGACTTGTCTATTTCAATTTGGTACAATAGCAATTCTGTCGTTAATTATGATTATTTATTATATAGAGTTGGTGGAAGTAGTGTTTTAAATGTATATGTTTTAAACAATAAATTAAGATATGAAATTTACGCTGGTTCAGAAAGAAAAAGAATAGAAGAAGGGAATGTTGTTTTTGATGGCAATTGGCATAATTCTATAATGATTTTTAATGATACAGCAAAAACTTGGACAGTTTATGAAGATAGCGTTTTTGTAAACACTTTAACAGCTACAGCATCAATAGATAGTGCAACTACAAGTCTTTACATTGGTAGTTGGGGTGGTTCTACAGGTAACGATTATTCAGGACTTGTTTCTAATTTGGTTATATGGAATAGCGACCAAAGTTCTGAAAAAGATAATATTTATAATAATGGAACTCCAGCAAATTCTTATACTAATACACCTTCAGGTTGGTGGAAATTAGATGCTTCTGATACTTATGATTCTTCAACAGGAAATTGGACGATTGAAGACCACGCTGGTTCTAACGATGGCACAAGCTCAGGAATGACACAAGCCAATTTAGTACAAAGTGATTTAAGTTTTACAAGTGGTTACTCTCCTTATGCTTTAGATTTTGATGGTAGTAATGATTATATAGATTGTGGAACTGGATTAGGTGATTCAATAGGAGATAACTACGCTGGCTCTTTAACTGCTTCTTTATGGTTTAAAAGAAGCTCAAACACATTAGGTGGTTTAATTAATTTTACTACAAGTGGTTGGGGTGAGTTTACTGTGTTAACATATACTAATTTTATAAGATTTGGAATAAATGCTACTACGTATCCATCAATTCAATTAGACTATAACGCTACTAATGGTTATACATACGACACAAATTGGCATCATTTAGCAGTAATTATGACACCAAATGGTAGTGTAACTGATATAAAAATGTATTTTGATGGTCAGCTACTAACGATAACACCATCTGGTACATCACCAACGCCAGACCAGTTAGATTTTGCTGGTAAAAAATTATATATAGGAACTTGGGATGGAGCAACTTATTCTTTCAATGGTTCTATTTCAAATGTTTCAATCTGGAATACAGCTTTAACCTCTACACAAGTATCAGAAATTTATAACGAAGGTGTACCATCTAACCTAAACAACCATAGTGCATATTCAAACTTAGTAAGCTGGTGGCAGTTAGGAAGTAATAGTTCTTTTAATACTAACTGGACTGTATTAGATGAAAAAGGAAGCAATGATGGAACTTCTGCAAATATGGGAGAAGATGCTATAGTAGATGGTGTTGGTAGTTATGCCAATGCGGTTTCTGTTGCAATGTCAGATAATATAGTGGGCGATGCACCTTATAGTAGTAGTAATTCTCTTTCAATTAATATGGACGTTTTAGACAGAACAGAGGACACTCCAGCGTGAAGTTAAAATTTTAAAATAAATAAAAATGAATAATAGAAGTTATATAGTAATAGATTTAAGCAACACCGATAGCGTGCTTTTTTCTCAGGTTAATCAATCTTCTGCACAAAGTATGAGAAGAAACTTAGCAAACACTCAAGGTTTACTATCTTATAGTGTTACACCAAGTTTTGTAAGTGATGGTTCAATTACCCCAGTAGGAAGTGTTATGAACCAAACGGAAGCACTTGAGTTATTAGCAACCTCTGCTTGGAGTGAGCCAATGCCAGAAGAATGAGAAAGGCTACAATATTAAAGAAATACAAACCTAAGAAAAAGCGTAAAGGAATACACGCTAAGACTAAAACGTCTAACACTAAAGGTTCTAAATTGTATATAAAGAAGTATAATGGACAAGGTAAATAGTTTAAAGATGGATGACCACAGTTTATTAATAGCTTTAATTTCAGCTTTAGGAATTAAAGAAATTTGGAACATAATAAAGCAGAAAATAGACATCGGAGCTAAAAGAGAACAGCGTCAGGATTCTCTACAAGCTCAGGTCATAATGCAACTAAAAGACAAAATAGAGTCTTTAGAGTCTAGAATTGATGTGTTAATCCAAGAAAATACACAACTAAGAGAAAAACTTGCTAGAGTTGAGGAGCGTTTAATACTAAACGCAAAAAAAAAAGTCAATAGAAAAATAAAAAGAGATGAGGAAAATTGATAAAATTATAGTTCATTGTTCTGCTACAAGAGAAGGTCAAGACATACCAGTTGAAACTATTAAGAAGTGGCATGTTGAGGGGCGTGGTTGGTCAGATATTGGCTATCATTTTTATGTAGAGTTAGATGGAACTATTAAAAAAGGTAGAGACATAGACAGGTCTGGCGCCCATACAAAAGGAGAAAATAAAACTTCTATTGGTCTATGTTATTGCGGAGGTGTTGAGGCAGACGGTAAAACGCCTAAAGATACTAGAACACCAAAACAAAAAGAAAGTCTGTTAAACGTGCTTAAAACATTAAAAGCAATGTTTCCAGAGTCTAGTATTTACTCACATAATGAGTTTGCTAACAAAGCCTGTCCATCTTTTGACGCCACTAATGAGTATAAAGATTTATAGTGAAGAAACTAAAAGACACTAAAATAGGATTATTGTTAAAAGAGAAAGCACCTAAAATCTTAGATTTAATTGGGGATGTTTTGCCTTCTAGTGGTACTATGGGAATATTAAAAAACATTATTTCTAAAGATCCTGACTTAACACCAGAAGAAAAAGCAGAATTACATAATAGAGTTATAGAACTATATAAACTAGAAGTAGCAGACAGAGACTCAGCTAGAAAAAGAGAAGTAGAAATAGCAAAGGCTGGCGGTAATGACTGGATGATGAATTTAACTGGTGTTGTTGGTTTGTTATGTTTTGTTTTTATAGTTTATTCTGTTGTATATATTCCAAATGTTTTGCACAATGAATTGTTTGTACATTTAATGGGAATGGTTGAGGGTGTTGTAATTGGAAACATATTTGCATTTTACTACGGAACAAGTTCAAAAAAGTAAAGTATAATTTTTTTATTATATTTACAAAAACCAATACTAATCCAAATTGAAATCACATAACAAAAGGTGGAAAGATGGCGGGAATCCACGCTATAGACTTAACAAAGACGAAGCAGAAATAATAAACAACTACAGACGAGCTATTGACGAATGTGAGAAAGAGGGTTTAGATCCTCAGACTTTACATAGTGGATGGATTAAAAACGATAACGCTAGTCTATATTTTAAACAACCTAAAGCAACAGAAAAAGACTTTAAGAAACTAGCTAAAGAAGTCATAGAAGAGGCTAAACAATATTCCCCTAAATACCCTAAACTAAATTACAAGAAATACACAGACGGACATTTATTGTTTATGTGTCCTAGTGATTTGCACATAGGAAAGCTCTGTAGGTCTTTTGTAAGTGGTGAGGAATATAATAACCAAATAGCAGTTAGTAGGGCTTTAGAAGGTGTTAGAGGGTGTTTAGCAAAATCTCAAGGGTTTAACATAGATAAGACTATTTTACTTCTCTCAGGAGACTTATTGCATGTAGACAATTTTAATATGACTACAACTGGTGGCACTAGACAAGATAGTGACGGCTTACTAAGTGACCATTTTCTAATAGCTAAAAGGTTGATGGTTGAGATAATAGAAATGTTATTGCAAGTCTCTACTGTCCACGTAATGTTTACACCTGGCAATCATGACAATACAGTCGGCTGGATGGTTGCTGAGTTGTTAGCTGCATGGTTTAGACATAATAAAGATGTGACTTTTGATGTTAGTTTGCAAATGCGTAAATATTACAAGTATAAAAAGAGCTTAATATCTTCCTGTCATGGCCATAAAATTAAGGCTGACACGTTGCCAATGATAGTAGCTGACGAATGTCCAGACTGGTCTAGCACTAAATATAGGTATATGTTTACTCAGCACATACATCACAAAGTTAGTAAGCAATATCCAGGCCTCTGGGTGGAGTCTCTTATGTCTCCTAGTGAAGCTGACACTTGGCATCATACATCAGGCTATCAAAGTTCAAATAATAAAGCTATAGAGTCTTTTCTATTTAGTGAATTTGGACAAATTGCTAGAATAACACATCTCTTTTAACAATCGTTTGTTAATAAACTACTAATTATTTATTTTGTTTTGTAATATAATTATATATATATTTACAACTTAATTATAAAAAATAAAAAATGTCAAGAACAATTAACTATACTACTAGGACTTTTTATGTTCCAGCTGAAAAGCTAGAAACATTAATTAAGTTCCAAACTAAATGTAAAGAGAACGGACATAAGTCCTACTCTGAGGTAATACTAAAACTTATGGAGGATTATAACGATGGATAAATACGAGTTTTACTACAGACAGAAACAAGAATGGGACTACTGGCAAGCTAACGAAAGACACAACTTTCTAAGTGACAGACTGCTAGCTATAATTAGTCAGGTCCAATGGAACAAAGGTATTCTAAAAAGAACTAAACTTAGTGACAATGACCTAGAAATCCATCAAAATAGATTTAGCAATTTAATAACTGACGTTGTTAAAATATCTATTGAGCTAAAAGAATTAGCTATCAACTACAATCCAAAGAGGATGAAACAATTAATAATTATATTAACCAAAATTAAAAACTACAACAATGAACCAATTGAAAACAGTTGACATAAAGGGTAAAGCCTACGTCACAGTAAACGAGAGAATTAAATATTTTAGAGAAAAATTTACAGGATATTCAATGACCTCAGAAATAACTCACATTAATGATAATGGAGTAATAATAAAAACAACTATTAAAAATGATGCTGGAATAGAAGTAGCTTCTGGACATGCACACGAAAAGCAGAACTCTACTTTTATAAATAAGACTTCATTTATAGAAAACTGCGAGACTTCAAGCTGGGGTAGATGTTTGGCTAACTTTGGAATCGGTGTAGATTCTAATGTAGCTAGTGCAGACGAAGTAGCTAACGCAATCAAAAACCAATAACATGAAAGAATTTAAAATAAGATGTTCTGCTATTGGTAAGATAATGACCAATGCTAGAAGTAAAACAGAAACACTATCTAAGACTACTAAAAGTTTTTTAGAGGAATGGAGTAAAGAGCAAATCTATAACCGTAAAAAAGAGGTGTTTAGTAAGTATATAGACAAGGGAAACGCTGTAGAAGTAGACTCTTTAAACTTTATAGCTAAAGAATTAGACTATACTAGTTTAGTAAAGAATAAAGAGTCTTTTGAAAATGGCTTTTTAACAGGTACTCCAGACGCTATTTTAGATGACCATATAATAGATGTGAAAAATAGTTGGGATTGTTTTAGCTTTCCTTTATACTATAGTGGTGTACCTAATAAAGACTATTACTGGCAAGCTCAAGGCTACATGGCTTTAACTGATATTGATAGGTATAAATTAATCTATACACTAATGGACACGCCTGAGGAGTTAATTCAAAAAGAATACTTTGGAGACGAAAGCACTGACTTAGTAGAGTTTGCTAGCAAATATAAATATTCTAATATAGACTCTAGATATAGAATTAAAGTGTTTGAGATTTATAGAAACGAAGAGGATATTAGAAAGATTTACGACAGAGTTCAAGAGTGTAGATCATACTTAAAAAGTCTTTGGTTAGACTTAAACTTTTAAATTATGAAAAAATTTGCTATAATTGGAGGATTAAGTTTGATGACTGCTGGAACTACTAGCATGGTTTGGCACAAACAAAAGCTAGATTTTAACCCTAACACATTCGCAATAGCTACAGGAGGTTTTTTTGTAGCTGTAGGCATAACTTATAAATTTTAATGATTAAAAAAGAATGGCACTTTATGTCAGATTTAAAACAAGTAAAACAAATAACAATGGAAAAAAAACCAACAATCTACTGCGGAGGCGGTAAAAAAATGAATGATAACTGGATGACTGTTACTGTTCATATAGACAAAGTTAAAGAACATGTTTTCGATTATAAAGGAAACAAGTATCTTAAATTAAATGTAAACCTAAAGGACCAGCCTGACCAATACGGAAAAGATGTGTCTTTAAGTGTTAACACGTACAACCCAGAAGAACAAAAAGAGTCTAAGCCAGTTGCAGAGGTTTCTAATAGTTCTGATGACTTACCCTTTTAAGTATCGTGAAAGAGTCAAGAGTCTTGAAAGCATTGGGTTTAAGTTCGTTAGATATACAAAATATGTTAATGAACGGAATGACAATGCCTGAAATTGCTAAAAAATATAAAATAACTTATATTAGTTTAGTGCAAGCTTTTAACATTCAGAAAAAGAATTTTAAATATATTGACTACATACAACCTAAAAAAGAAGTAGAGGACATTAAACCAGTGTCCTTTACTTTCGATAGGTTATACACTGAAGAGTCATTAAATGAAAATGAGC